TGTAGGAAAAGGTGAAGTTTTTATTAGTTCAACAGGTAAAAAATATCCAGCATGGTCTCATGATGCAGTTGGTAAAAATGGTAAAAAAGTTGGTTACAATACTGACGAAATGAAAAAGATACGCAATAAAACATTTCAAGGTATAGCAGATGCTATGGCAAACCAATGGGGTAAAAATGAATTATCGTAACCCTAAACTACTTAAGTTAGCAGATGGAGCACCATGTATGATGTGTTTTATTCAAGATGGAACAGTAGTATCTGCACACTCTAATCAATTACGTGATGGCAAAGGAACAGGTATCAAGGGACATGATTATCGTATAGCGTTCCTATGTCACCAATGCCACCACATGATAGATAATGACAAGATGTTAGATAAATATGATAGAATAGCAGCATGGGAAGAAGCACATAGAAAAACTATAGGTTGGTTATTTACTAATGACCATATACAAATAAAATGAACAAAATAGAATTTGGTGATTGTAGAGATATAATGAAACGCTGGAAAGAAGAAGGCGTTAAAGTGCAAACTTGTATTACTTCCCCACCTTATTACGGATTAAGAGATTATGGAACTGCTACATGGGAAGGTGGAGATATAAATTGCGACCATAAAAATGCTAAGATGAAAAGTAGATATGATTATCCAATGCAAGAAGGAAGTAGGCACGCTAAAATTGCAGAAACAACAAAAGGAACAGATGGTGCTAAATGGCATGACGAATGTCCTGATTGCGGTGCTATAAAAAAAGATAATCAAATAGGTCTTGAACAAACTCCAAAAGAATATATAGAAAACATGGTAGATGTATTTAATCATGTAAAAGAACTATTAGCTGATGACGGAACATTATGGGTAAATATTGGTGACAGTTATGCTAGAACAGGTGGAGACTCTTCTCAAAAAGGTAGACATTGGGATGGAAGAAAAAATAATCCTAATACAGGTCATAATAGATATGCTAGTGATATGGGTTTAAAAGCAAAAGACTTAATTGGCATACCATGGATGTTGGCATTTGCATTACGTGAAGCTGGTTGGTATTTAAGACAAGATATTATTTGGCATAAACCAAACCCAATGCCTGAGTCTGTAACTGATAGATGCACAAAATCCCATGAATATATATTTCTATTGTCTAAATCACCACAATATTACTTTGACCATGTTGCTATAAAAGAACAAGGTGTAACACCAGCAGGAACTAAAGGTGCAAAAGGTAGCGTAGAAAGACAAAACCAATTTGGTGTAAATGCAAGACCACCTGAATATAAAATATATGATGGTATGAGAAATAAACGTGATGTATGGTCAGTAAATGTTAGACCTTACAAAGGTGCACACTTTGCTACATATCCTACAGCTCTTATTGAACCTTGTATATTAGCTGGTAGTCGTAAAAATGATATTGTATTTGACCCATTTATGGGTTCTGGCACAACTGCACAAGTAGCATTGCAACATGGCAGACAATACTTAGGTTGTGAGCTGAACAAAGAATATGAGAAACTACAACAAGAAAGGATAAGTAATGGGTAAAGGTTCTGGAAGAAGACCATTGTTAATTTCTGAACAAGAAGCACAAGACAATTGGGATAAGATATTTAAAAAGAATAAGAATAGTGATGATGTATCACCACACACTTATGAATACGAACTAAATAAAAGTACAGGTTCTGTAGAAAAACGATTTAAAGATGGCATAAGTAAACCTAATGGAGAACAATTTGGCGAAGATTAGCCCAACGCAGTTGAGCTTGGCTCAATTACGAGCAGATGGATGGTTTTGTTGGATTACTGAACACTACAACTTTTACGCAAAAATTCGCCAAGACCTTTGGGGATTTGGAGATATTTTAGCTTTAAAGCCAAATCAAATACTATGCGTGCAAACTACTACCGCTAGTAATATGTCTGCAAGAGTTAAAAAAATAGCTGACCATGAAAATGTAGGTTATGTTCGTGATGCAAATATTTTGATACATGTCCACGGCTGGCACATGGATGCAAAAACAAAAAAATGGACTTGTAAAGTTAAGGACATATCATGAACACCAGAGATAAAATACTAGCTTATCTTACAGAGCCTAGAGCTATAAAAGAAATAGCAGCACATGTAGATGGCAATTATCACACCATTAAAAATTTGCTTGTTACCATGAAGATGGAAGGTCATATACACGCATTCAAAGATAACGATAATAGACTTATGCACTATTACATTCCACAACCACATCCATTACAAGCTATATTTGGACACACAGCAAACTTCACAGAAGACCAAATAAAAGGTGTCATAAGTCATAATGCAGATGATGCTAAACATAACCTTCAACAAAGAACTACACAAGAAACATTTGGGCAAAGCGTAGCATATACGCTAACACAATATGATTAGTATGGAACGCTTACTGTCTATCCTCGAGGATTGGAGCTTATGGATGAAACACGATACCCATAAACTAGGATACCCTTCTAAAAGCATAGGTATGTCATCAGGAGGTGAGTCAACTTCAGAAGTATTCGAAGAAATGTGCTCTGCTCAAGACATGTCTAATATTAGAACTATACACGCTATCATACATAGCTTAGAACAAGGACAACAAGACGCTATCTATGCTAAATACTTAGGTGCTAAACCACCATTAGCCTTTTATTGGCAATTAGATATGGCATACGATAATTTGCTGACAATAGCAGAAAGACGGATAAATGCTTAATCTAATACATGGTGATTGTTTAGAGGTTATGAAAACCATACCTGATAGCCATGTAGATTTAACTGTTACAAGCCCACCTTATGATAATCTTAGAACATACAATGGATTTATATTTGATTTTGAAAATATAGCAAAAGAGTTATATCGTATTACTAAACCAGGTGGAGTTATTGTATGGGTAGTAGGTGATGCCACAATAAATGGAAGCGAAAGTGGCACATCATTTAAACAAGCTTTATATTTTAAAGATATTGGATTTAATTTACATGACACAATGATTTATCAAAAAGGTTCTTTTCCTCCAACATTCCCTAAAACTAAAAGGTATCAAAATGCTTTTGAGTATATGTTTATATTAAGCAAGGGAACACCAAAAACATTTAATGGCATACAAAGAGACAAAAGCCCTAACTCAATATATGCTAGAAAAAGCAAATCATCATTTAGAAAAGCAGATGGTAGCTTTACATACAACGAGCAAATAGATACTAGCAAAACAACAACCATTGAATTAAATGTATGGAAAATTGATTGTGGTTATATGAAGTCTACTAAAGACAAGGAAGCATATAAACATTCAGCTATCTTTCCAGAGAAATTGGCTTACAATCATATTATTACCTGGAGCAATGAAAATGATATAGTTCTTGACCCAATGATGGGTAGTGGCACTACAGGCAAAATAGCTAAACAATTAAATAGAAACTTTATTGGCATAGAAATATCTCAAGAATACTTAGATATAGCAACTGCTAGGATAAACGCATAATGTTGTTGAACAGATATAGCAAAGTATGCTATAATACTACTTGTTGGACAACTCCTGTCCGTTAATAACGTAATTTACCCAAAAGCCTGACTGCACTCTCTCCGTGGTTGGGCTTTTTCTTTTATATGACATTCTCAGTAGCAATATGTACCCAGTGTGGCGAACCCTTTGACGCAACTGGTTATTCTTTATGTAGTGATTGTAAATACGACAGAAGATTTATCAAGTTAAGGAAACAACATGAAGTCAGTACCGAAGACAAAGAAGGGCAAAGAAGCAAAGATGAAGAAAGTGTTTAAAGAGTTTGGTGCAGGAACTTTAAATGTGGGTAAGTCATCAAAGAAAGTGTCAAATCCTAAGCAGGCTGTCGCGATAGCCTTATCATCAAGTGGTATGTCTAAAAAGAAAAGGAAATAATTATGCCAATGGTAGACGGAAAAAAATATGCTTATACTAAAACAGGTATGGCAGCAGCTAAAAAAGCAGCAAGCAAATCAGGTAAGGCTATGGTAGCTAAACCTATGAAAAAGGCAGCTAAACGTGGCAAATAAGCCAGGTCTCTACGCAAATATCGCAAAAAAGAAAGCTAGAATTAAAGCTGGCTCTGGCGAGAAGATGAACAAGGTTGGGTCTAAACTAGCTCCTTCGGCAAAAGATTTTAAGGATGCAGCAAAGACAGCTAAAAAGAAATAGTGGTAAAACTAGATATATACGTAGGTTATGATGGCAAGGTAGAACCAATTGCTTATCATAACTTTTGCCAGTCAGTTATAGAGAAGTCATCTATACCGGTAAGTTTTACACCATTAGCATTAAACACATTACAAGACTACAAAGAAACACATACAGACGGTAGTAACGCATTTATCTACTCACGCTTTCTAGTGCCATATCTAAATAACTTTAAAGGTATCGCATTATTCGTAGATGGCGATATGATATGCCGAACAGATATAGCAGAGATACTAGCTAATTTTGATAATGACGAAGCAATCAAGGTAGTCAAGCATCATTACCAAACAAAGCATCCAGTTAAGTATCTAGGTGCAAAGAACGAAGACTATCCTAAAAAGAATTGGTCAAGCGTTATGTTATGGAACTGCTCACATTGGCTTAATAAACAATTAACACCTAAGTTTGTGCAAGAACAAACAGGTAAATACCTACACAGGTTTGAATGGCTCAAGTATCCTGAAGAACAAGTAGGTAAGCTAGACGAAACATGGAACTGGTTAGTCAGCGAACAGGAATATAATCCTGACGCAAAGCTAGTCCACTATACAATTGGTAGCCCATGCTTTAAAGATTACCAAGATTGTGACTACTCAGAAGAGTGGTTTGATACCTATAAACGAATGATATATCCTCTAAAAGGAAAAGATAAAGAAAGCGAGCTTTAACATGGCAGGATTACTTGAATACACCAAGAATGGTCAAGTAACAGAGCCACCATTGTATCGTTTTATGAAGGGCAATGTACAGTCTTTCTTAAATTCTATACCTGACCCTAGTGGTCTTACTAGAGAAGAACAGTTAAATTTAGCAGCAAACGTAACACCTACTATGGGATTATTAGGAACATTCATAGGTAAGGGTTCTAAACTATGGAACTCTAAAACTAATGATGTAGCTAAAGCACTAGAAAAAGAAGGTGTAGCACCTGAAACTATATGGTCACAAACAGGTAATGTAAAAGCTCCTGACGGTAAATGGAGACAAGAGATAGCAGATACAAATGTAGATTTAGTTCCTAACTACAAAAAACTTATTAAAGACTATGGTGTAAGAAAGCAATCTG